CATAGACTTCATTGCTTTCAAATCGCACCCGCAATTCACGGCGCTGCTCCTTGAGCATGACAATCTGTTCATGTGGTGTGGACGGGTTCTCAGGGAACGTGAAGATTGTGCTGTAAACCTCTGGAGCCCTTGCATTTGCTCGGCCAGTAACTTGCACAGTCATCGCGCCGCGCTGCACAAAGTCAGGCTCAATCGTCGTGATCCGCAGATATTCGTTCTGGCCCTGCACCAGCCGCGACAAGTCGGCAGTCTCAAAATATGACTGGATGGGGAAGATGTTCGGCCCATCATACTCGTCAGTCAGCTGCTCCTGCACCCAAACCTTGTAGCCGTCCACATCCTGAGTGACGCCCGTCAGAACCGGCGCCGCAAAGGAGTTTGCAAACTGGCCGGCAGAACGCCCGCCATTCGGCAACTCAGTGTCGTACCAAGTGTTTTCGCGGACATTGTAGATGACGGCATGCGTGCATTCGGTGGCATCGCCACGCGGGTAGCACCACCAAATCTCGCCATACCGAGGCACCTTAAAGGCAAAGACCTTATTCTGCTGTGATTTGTTAAGACCGTCGAAGAAGTAATTGATATTCATATTGTTTGGCACTTCACGCACCACGCCATTGAACATCATGAAACGGTCAACGCCACACCAGAAAAACACGCCGTCATAGTCAATGACGCAGGTGGGAGACAAAATAGACGTGTCAGTCGCGACAACGTCAAACTGGAATATGGAAGCGCCGCCGGTGAAGGTGGCGCGGATGACCGCATCAAATGCCCAGAAGATGCCCGCAGGGGCACTCCCAGAGCCAGCACGCAAGGGGAGGCCCTTGATGATCTTCTGGCCCCACACGCGCGCCAATCCGGCGCCTGCAGCCGTATCGCGAAGCTCTGTCGGCTCCCCAGGCTTGGACCAGCCAATAATTCCATCAGTGCCGTAGTAAAACAAATAGGGATGCAGGGAGACAATGCCGCCCGTGGCATTTGCATCGGCCGGCAGCGAAATGGACTTCAGCTTATTCGTCCCCAAAACATCGCCATAGAAAATCTGGCCACCCTGGTCATTGCAGATGCAACTCAAATTCGGGGCGGCATGCGCAAGGATGTAGTTTTGGTTTGAAGACGATTCATACTGATAGTCAAACATCCAAACATTGTCGGCGCTTGCCGTGTAGGCAAATGACCCGCCGGCCATGTCAGTGTGCGTCTCTGTGATTGTGGTGGTCGTGACCGCCACTTGGTAGCTATTGGGATCCGACCCAGCCGCAGGCGCCGCACTGATCGTGATGATTGGGCCGACGGCCGCCGCCGTGTATTCCGGCACAGACGTGTGGGCATTGATGTTGGCCGCAACTGCAGTCGCCGTGGTCGATAAGTTCGTCGTGAAGGCGACAGACCCAGACATGATGTTGACGCTGTCAACCGTGATCATATTCACAGACCCAGCAGCGCCGCCAGTCAATGTCACCGTCGCAGTCGCGGCCACATTGATGGGCGTCCTGTCAGTCACAACCGAGCTGTTGAAGCTTCCATCAATCGTGAACCGCTCAAGGTAATTCTCACTGCCAGAATGGCAGTAAACAAACCCACCCTGGGTGAATGTGGAAAAGCCGCGGCTGATTTCGCTTAGATATTTTTGAACAGAACGATAGCCGCCAATCTTGCGGGGCAAGCCGCGCTGCCACCGCACCCACTGGCCGTCAACATAATTGTCGCCCTCAAAGCGCGTACCGTCACGCTTAATGCCCGCCGCAGACTTGAGGATGACAGTCGTTGCCTTCATCAGAACGTGCCGCCATTGATATTGCCGGCCTGGGCAACGCCCAAGGCAGCCCAAGCCGCTGCCTGATCCACCGCAGTAAATAGAGCAATCCCAGTCGAAGTGCCGCCCAAGTTAATCCGTGCGCCACTTGCCGTAGTGGCATTCGTGCCGCCTTGGGCAATTGTAATAGGGAAAGACACGCCGGCAGTGTCGGCCTCAAGAACGTCAGTTCCATCGCAATACAAAATGGACCGCGAGCCTTGGGCTATATTGACGCTTGCGCCACCACCAGATGGCGCAATCGTAAACGTAAACGCGCCAGTCGTCTGGTTGTCGACCCAATACTGCTGAATGGTCGCCGGAACGACGACAATCCGATTGCCAGTCAACACGCCACTAAATCGGTACGCAATACGATTGAGCTCAGACCCTGTCAGCGTGTAGGTGCCAGTTCCGGCGACACTAATGACAGTATAGTCAAACGCGAAAGTCGCAGATTGCCCAAATCCAATGGTGTGGAAGTTGGTGCCATCCGAAACAATGATAGCCGACTCATCCGGCTGGAAACTGAGCGTCGCAGACCCATCAATCGTGACAATGCCCGGCGGCGTCGCCACAATGGCGCCCGTGCCTGAATTGCGCAGGTAGAGGAACCAATTATTCCCCACCACTGCAGGATCCGGCAGCGTAAGCACACCAGCCGCGCCAGTCCAATTGTACATGAGGGCGCGGTCAGCAGTGCCAGACGTGTAGTTGCTGTTGAACGTCGTGACCGGGACAGACTGGCTGAGAAGAGTGCCAACCGCGACAATCCCATTGCCCGCCAGGGCAGAGGCATTCGCGACACTCGCCGCCGCGCCATACTGCAAAGAACGCCAAGTGCCGGCCGCCGTCGTGTTGCTGGCAACATAAACCTGCCACAACTCGCCGCCCGCAATCGTGACAACTTGCGTGCCGACGGCATTCTTGACAGTGAACGTGCTCCCGCCTCGGTTATTGAAGAGGATCGTATTGCCAGTGCCAGTCTTGTTGGCATCCGGCAGGATGATGCTCAAACCGGAAGATGCCGGCGTGACGTCAATAATCCTGGTCGCCAGATTGGTATTGGTGGAAGTCTCTTCCGGCCAGCTCAGCGTCACATCAACAGAAAGCGCAATCGAGCTGTAGCTGATTTCACTCGGGTAGATATTAGCGCCACCAAAAACGTCGGTGTAGATAGTCATCAGGCTTCACTCCTGTTGGCGCTGCGATCCATGATGCGCTTCAGATCCTCGCCGCTAATGGCCTGAGCCGCCCTGTCATACAAAACCTGCCAAGTCTGCATGCGCTCGTCGCTCTTCAAGAATGGCGTCGCCTCCAACAGCGCCGCATAGAGCAACAAATCAGGCGCATATTCCGTCAGCCAATTCGTCTGCAACTCTTCACCCAACAGCGCAGGCTGCTCGTAATATAAAATCTCCAGAGTGCTGTCTGCGTCAGGCGTCGGCGCAAACAGCCAGTGCTGGAAGTCATAGTCGGCATAAAACTGCGGGGTGCCAGTTTGGGCCTCATTCGGCCAATAGTTGCGGCAATACTCGTAAGACCGGGCAAAAATTGGCGCACCATTAAGCGTCATGCTGACAGTGTCGCGCCACCGATCTGGCTTCAAGTAGACCGCAACGCCACTCTGAAGCGGCGTCTGCACGGCACGAATAAAGCCCTCAATCTTCAGCTCGCGCGCAATCCGACGCTCGCCCAATGTGATAAGGCGAGGCAACTGGTCGTAGACAATCTGGTCGCTTTCCTGCGTAAAGCCACGCTCAAGATAACGTCGCAGATCGACCAGCAAACTGTCGTAGGTCATTACATACGCCATGCTGACTCCGCCGGATTTACTCTCCGCAGCTGCTTCAGCTTGCGCCGTTTTTCAAATATAGCCCCTGCCTCATAGCTAAGGCAAGGCAATTTACTGCCGAGAATATTCAGGCCCCCGCAGACAATTTGAGGGCCTCTTCCCGCACTTCAGCAACGCGCCGGGTCCAACCCCGGCCGAAAGTAGCGAAGGTGTCCAGGCTCTCCAAGTAATGCTGGCGAAACGCCTGGAAGGCCTCAATTGCACTTTTATGGCCAAGGATCCCGACCCAGGCCTTTATCTGCCGCAGGCTGTTGGGCCCAATCGCGCCATCCGTAACCGCCCCACAAAGGCTCTGGAGGGCCTTGGCAGCCCGGCCTGGGCCGCTGTTCACCGCAAAGTCAAAAGCGCACGCCGCAAGCCCAGGCGAGATCTCGGCAAGCTCATCGCCCCGGATCTTGGCCCAATACCCTTTGCGGTAGATGGCCTCCAAGTGGTCATCCGGGATGTTTCGCAATTCATCCTTGCTTGCCGGCCGCCCGAGCCAATCAGAGTACGTCTGGAGCGTCACGCCCTTCATAGTCGCGCCGCCGGGATCATCCCTGTGGTCGCTCCACAGCCCCTCGTGCTTCAGAACAGACTTGAGAACCTTGGGAAACAATTCGCTCATCTGCGAGCCATCCTATTCATCGCGTCTGTTTTCTCTTTACTGCCGGCGGAGGAGCCAAAATAGTATGCCATAATGCCACCCCAGGCCGTCCCCAAAGTGCCAAGCATCACCAACATGGCCTCAGACCCGCCGTGCGTTGGAAGGCCATTGATCAACATATAAAACAGCACCCCAAAATAGCCACCCGTAACCAGCCCGGCTAGGACACGCGGGGTCCAGTCCTTGGCGGCCACTTCCCGGTTCCGTGCGCTGTCGCGGTCAGCATTAGCAATACGCTCCAGATCAATGTCTAGCTCGCGCATCTTCACGGCAAAATCTTGCTCGGCCTGCTTGAGGGCCAGCAACTGATCTGGGGTGGCCTTGGCCGCAGCCTCGGCAAGCTCCTGCTCAGTGCCGTCTGGCTTGCCCAGCAGGGCCTCGGAAATCGCCCTGGTGGCCATGCCGGCCAAAGGCCCCCCAACGGCGCTGGCGATGCTGGGCGCAACCGTGCGCACGAGGTTGAGAAGGTTGTCCATGTCACTTCTCCAACATAAAGGTCAGGTTCTGATGCCGAGGGTAGGTGACAGTGCGCTCACCCTCCGGGCATTTGTATTTGATGGTGGCCAAGAGCGTCGCCCGGCCTGGGGCGATAGTCTCCTTGTCGGAGATGTTCAGCAGGTAGGTGAACGTGTCTATCTCTGGACCTGCGGGGCCGGTAAACCGCGTCATGCTTGGTGCCGCTTGATGGATTACGCCAGCGCCGTCGCGAATGGTCACCTCAAAGTTTTCCACAGAACAGTCGTCGCGCTTTTTGATCCGCGCCACTGTTACCGTAACGGGCTGCCCAATCTTGGTATCGACAATTCTGAAATGCTCAGGCGCCCAGGCAATGATTTCATTCTTGAACCAGCCAAACTTCTCGCCGGCAGTGTAGCCGCCAACGGCCAGCGCAAAGCTGGCTGTGAGGAATTGAACGACAGGAGTAAGTTTGGGCAACTCCATTGAACACTACCAATGCTTATGAAGTTAGGCCCAAGGCAACGCCGGCGTCACCACAGGCGGATTGATTTGTGCTTCAATCTGCTGATCAAGGTTCGCAGCCAATTGCGCGCACTGATCAAAACCGAGAGCATTCTGCACCCATCCAACAACTTGATCCTGCGTCAGGTTGGCATACGCCGTGAACGGGGAACCCGGCGTGTAGGTCAGGCCCACAGTCCCGTACACAGTGGCGTTGTATGTGCCGTTGGTGGCGTTTTGGCGCCAATGCACTGTGATCACCACATCGGTCTTGCCGTCCTCTTGAGGCACGCAATCCATTGCCTCAATGACCCAGGCGTAGGCGTTAGCCATTTTCTGCATCCTCTTGCTTCGCGGCCAATTGCGGCTGCACCTGTTCGCGGATTTTTAATACAAGCTCAAACACACTGGCATATGGCAAATTGCCAAGAGCCTGCATGATCGTATTGATTTCGTTGATGCTAAGTTCAATCTTCACTTTATTTCCCCTTTACAATGTTGACGATGCGCGAGTTATCCTCGAGCGCAACAAATTCATGCGGATCATTGGGCTTCCAATCAGCCACATCACCCGCCTTCAAAACCCGCTCCCAGCCATTGCCGTGCGCCTTAAAGCTGCCACGCGCAACCACAGTAATATGCACATCGCCCTCGCCATGATGGTGCATAGGCAGCACATCGCCATTCACCGGAAAGTCGTATGCGGTTCCGGTCAATTTCCCAAAGGTGAATGGCTTGGCTTGCAACATCAGATCACCGTGGGGCCAGACTCACCCACAATAGATTGGGTAATTTTTTGTCTTGCCGCTATTGTAGCTTGAAATTCAGCATTAGCATTATCCCAAGCATTAATAGCCCACTGATAGTCGTCATATGAGGAAATCTCTTGATTGAGAATAATTTGCCCGCGTTCATCCGACCATTCTTCTTCACCCCAAGCGCCATACCACTGAACCGCATGGAGGCCAGACGGGGCAGAAGAAACATTAATTTGATGGCCGACACCATCGATAGCCATTGTCCCATCTGGGACGATCAGCGTGAATCGCATCATATGCCTCCAATTAATTTAGGGGTGGCCGTAGCCGCCGCAAGCAAAACTTGCTGGCTCACCTCATTGGCCTTGACCATTTCGTTGCGAAAACTCTCAACAGCCGCGCCTGTTTGCCGTTGCTGCTGGCTGTTTTCAATAAGCAGCATTGGAAGCCAAGCTATAGCACACGCCCACTCATCAACTTCTGCGCCAGTATTTGGATTGTGACCGCGAACTTGCGTAAACCAAGCGCAATCAGTTTGCCGACAAGGCTGAAAACTATTTAACGGACAATTTGATTTAACTTCAATTTTCATGGCGTTAATCCTTGGTCGCAATAATTACATCAACGTATTGCACGGCAAGATTGATTGCCGTCCCACTAAAAGTGTGATTGTGAGCATTCATGCTTAATGAGTGATTGTGTGAACCACCACCACCCGTAGCGCCCGATGTTCTATTTCCAAAAGAACTACCCCCCCCGTCATAACTGCATCCACCACCCACAGGACCATCATAAGTGTGAGTGTGGCTCGGAATTTGTGAAGTTGATAGCGTTGTACTTCCCACTGTTCCGGTGTCGGTTGTGTTACCTATGGTGCCAGAAACACCCTGAGAAGCAAAAGCAGTGGTAAAAGCAACACTACCACCACTGCTCGCGGCACCACTCACAACACGCAGGGCCTTATTATCGTGCGTTGTGCTTTTGGTCCACCCTGTAGGCGCTGCGGTCTGCACAAACATCATAGCAGTGCCAGCCGCGAAGCCGCCGCCCGCAGTCTGCCAAGAAGGCGCAGAGCCAGAGCCATTGGAAGTCAATACCTGACCCGAGGTGCCGTAGTTTGCGCCGCCAATACCAAGCTGGCCAGCGGGGCCAATGCGAATGCGCTCTGTTACTGCATCACTTCCGCGCGTGTAGAAAAGCATATTACTGCCGACATAATTATTGTCGTCAGGCACCACAAAAATATCGCCTGTTTCTTTTGCGGTTGCAACTGTGTCGGTGCCAATAAACTGCACCGCTGTCGTTTTAGAAGTTGAAGCAGCAGTGCTGCTATTTCTGATTTGAGCAATAACATTTGTTGTACTGCCTTGAATGACCAGCCTTTCACCCGGCGAACTCGTCCCAATTCCCACGTTGCCGCTGCTGTCGATGAATAAGCGTGTCGCGGTTGCAGCGTTGTCGTATAAAAAAAAGTTTTGGGCGTTGTCACTACTGAGTGACCTGCCTAGTGTGTATTGCAAACTTCCCGCGGCATTAAAAAATGAGAGGACGGTTTGCCCGTTACCTTGTATCCCAATACCCGTGTTTCCAGAACTTGCTACAGCCAACTTCCCATAACTAGCCGGTGAACTCGTCCCAATCCCCATGTTGCCGCTGCTGTCAATGCGCATCGACTCAACACCGCCCTCTGTAAAGGCAATGGTGTCAGCCGCAGGAGAAAAAATCCCGGTATTGGTGTCGCCAGAAAAAGTAATACCCGGCGCAGAAACCGTTCCAGCAGTAAATGCAAGAACGCCAGTCATCGTATCGCCGGCCTTGGCCACGGCGCCAAGGTTTGTCAGGGCCACAGATGCCGTTGTCGCGCCCGTGCCGCCATTCGCAACCGGCATAACATTCGCCGCAAGAAGCTTTACCGTGCCAGAGGCATTCTTGAAGTAGAGCTTCTCGTCCGTCGTGTTGATGGCAAGCTCGCCGGCCGCCAAATTGCCAGCAGAAGGCGTCGCGCTCGCAGTCGTCGTGCGATACAACTGGATCGGGGTGTAACCTGTCTGTGCCATGGCTTACCTCAAGTTTCCTGAATTGTACTGAACCGACATTTGAAGAGCAACCATTTCGTCAATCATCAGAATGTGCCCCCATCAATATCGGCCCACGTCGGCGCGCTTGCGCCATTTGATTTGAACACCTGACCAGCCGTGCCATTGGCAACAAAGGCAGTCGCCCCGGCACCCGTCTGATAAGGCACCTGACTGGCAGCCCCACCCGCAAGATTGGTGGCCGTGCCAACCGCCAGAGTTGACTGAGACGCCCAAGTCGGCGCACCAGACCCGCCAGAAAGCAAAATCTGGCTAGACGTTCCGGCGGAACTGAAAGCATAGGCAGCGCCATTACCATAAGCGATTGCGCCAGCCGTGGGTGTTGCCGTTCCATTTGTACCGCCATAGGCAATGCCAATAGCGGTGGCATTCCAAGTGCCTGAAGTCAGCGTCCCAACGCCTGTGATGCCCGTGTAAGATCCGCTGATGTAGGCAGACCCAACAGTGCCAGACGTAATCTGGTTGCCATTGATGGCAATTGAAACGTCTGTGGCGCTGGTAATCTGCCCCTGGGCATTGATGCTCAGCGTCATGGCAGTCGCCGCGCCGCCATAACTGCCAGAGACAACGCCAGTATTGGCAATGTTGAACGTGTATGCCGGCGACTCAGTCAGGCCCGTGCCGGCAGAATAAGTCAGCGGCGCGCCAAACTGAGAAAACACAATCCCCGTCGTGCCAACCGTGATGGGCAGCGGCGTCTGCTGCACCCAAGAAGTATTGGCCAGGGTAGATCCGGCAGTAATCAGGAAGAAGTCGCCGGCATCAATCTGATCAACGCCAGACCCAGCAGTGTCAAAATCAGTCGCCCTGGTCAGAATAAACGGCGCACCCGCGCTGCCCGTTTGGGTGACGACATAAACGCCATTGTGGGCTTGATTGACTTGGTTCTTGACCAAGATGCGATTGGTCGCCGCCACTGCAGTGCTGTCAACCGACAGGGCGCCATTCGCCGTAGCAGTAAGCGTCGCGCCAACCCCAGAAACGCCATTGTTGTAGGTATTGCTCGGAAGCGCGGCAGTCGTAGCCAAACGGCAAGACTGGTGAAAATTGATGCCCGCCGCAATAGAATCGGCATAGGTCTTATTGACGATGTCATTGCCGGAAGATGGCGCAGTCGTAATCGTGCCGCTCGTCATCCCAACAGAGGTAAACGTACCCGCAGCCGGCGTGGTCGCGCCGATTGACGTGCCGTTTACAGTCCCGCCGGTAATCGCGACGGAAGACGCATTCTGCGTAGACATCGTGCCGAGGCCAGTGATGTCCGTATTCGGAATAGTCGCAGAGCCAGTAAATGCACTGGTTCCATTGCCCTTCAGGTAGCCAGTAAGCGTCGCGGCACCAGAGCCGCCATTGGCCACATTCAGAGTGCCAGCAAGCGTCACGCCGCCCGTGGTGGGGCTCGCAGGCGTGAGGCCCGTAGTGCCGCCACTGAAAGAAAGCACCCCAGAATTGCCAACGGAAATGCTGCCGGCGCCATTAGTGATTGATATGCCACTAGAGGCAGTCAGCGTCGTGCGCGTGAAGCCAGTGCCATTGCCAATATCAATCTGGCCATTGGCTGGCGTTGTCGAAAGGCCAGTGCCACCCCGAGCAACCGCAAGAGTGCCGGCCGTAATCTGAGAGGCATCAATGGCGATCGCCGTATTGGTGACTGCCGTAATCTGCCCCTTGGCGTTTACCGTGAAGACCGGAACCGTCGCCGCCGCGCCATACGTTGCCGCGACAACACCCGAGGATGGCAGGTCATCAGTGACCAAAAGGCGGAAGGACGTGGGAGCATCAGGCCCGCTTGTCGGCCCAGCGTAGACAACATTTGCAGCCTGATCAGATACAATCAGCGCAGAGCCCCAGGTGGGCGCTCCAGTGCCGCCAGAAACCAAAACCTGACCAGCCGCACCAACAGCACTCACATAAAGGCCATCGGCCCCAGACCACACCACGGCGCCAGGAGTAGCCACAATGCTGCGGGCAGTGCCGCCGCTATTCAGGCCAAGTATCCCGTCAACCTCGTCGTCAGAGCTTAGGTCGATCGCCGGGTGCTTGTGATCTGCACGGGCAATATCCGTCGAAGTGCCGGCATCACCAGACTGGAACACCGCCAATGGCGTGGCGCTGCTCAAGTCAACATTGAGCGTGACATTCGCGCTAAGCTGGCCACCGCCGTTCAAGCCCGTGCCGGCAATGACCTGACGAGTATCTGGCACATATCCGCTGATGGTCGCCGGAACCGTGGTCGCCGCGGTAACGCGGCCCTTGGCGTCAATAGTGAATACCGGGATATTCGTGGCCGTCCCGTAGACCCCCGCAGTTACCCCAGAATTGGCAAGCTCAGTAGAGCCAACGCCACCCGGCGCAATGCTCAACGTCACATTGGAGCTAAGCTGGCCGCCGCCAGTCATGCCAGTGCCGGCAATAACCTGACGAGTAACCGGCACCCCAGCGACGCTAAGAAGATCACCCACCCGGATCTGATAATTGTTGCCCTGGTAGACAATCATCATCAGGCTGTTCTCGTCGGCCACAGGCGCGACGGGAAGCTGCGTAATGCGGGTCGGGATCAGATTGCTGGGTACAGACATTTAGAACTCCAGATAACCGTCGCCGTTTTCGGTAATGAAGAACTCATCACCCTGCTCTTGGATCACCCCAGCAGGCCGCGTGTTAATCGGAGTATCAGGCCGATTGAACGGCAACACAATCTGATCCGGCGGCCGCGGCGCAAGGCGATAGGGATCATACTGATCCCGGTCTTCCTCACACACCATCAGGCCAGGATAGTTGGGATCCGGCGCCAAGGCAGACAAGAACATCTTGCGCGAGCAACGCCCGCAGATGCCAATGCCATAAGTTGGCTGGCCAGTAGGATCTAGGAAAATCCCACTCATGCCGTATAGGCCCGAATGCCGGGATTGATCTGGATGGGCGAGCCATCATTGTCCCCATCCCAGGCCCGCTGCACCGTGATCGCCGCACGCTGCTCCAGCACCGGAA